CACTGGAATTTCTTGGTTTCCTCATCCCACACTAGACGTGCTGAACCGTCATCCTTACGCGCGACGATCTGCCCGTCGTCGTACTTTGTGCTGTAGATCGTCTTTGTCCACGCAGTGATCGGCTTATCCTGAAGATTCTTCGGCGTGACCTTAGTCGTGACCGGATGGGGACCAATCTTCCCCTTCTTGGCGAGGGCCTTTTTCCCTTTTTCGTAAATATCAATATCTTTTTGAATCTTCAGAAGATTCGATTGAATCTCTAAAGCCTTATAGTCTTCGCCCTTCAAATAGGCAACGCTCTTGGCAAGAGAGGCAATTGCTTGAGCGCTCTTCAGTTCTTCAATCGCCTGCTCAGCAGCACCAACGCTTTCGATGAACTTGCCGTCAGGCCCGCGCGGGTGCTCGGTCGGATCCCAATCAGGATCACCAGCAGCGGTTAACGGCGCATCAAAGACGCCTTCCAGCATCCTGGTGAACTCGTCTTCTGCTCCCCCAGACGCGTCAACGTCCACGTTGTGCTGGTTGTAGTCCGAACCCGGCTTGGGATGCGCAGCAGGGTCGAATTCGCTCGCTACCGCGGCCAAATTCTGATCGACCCACGCATCGTGTGCCTTGGCGACAGCCGCCAGGCGCTGCCTACGCGTCAACGAGATCGTCAAGGTATTTCACCCCAATCCAAGTCGAGCCATACATAATCGCTTTGCCGACCCACCAGTCATCTTTACCCGCACCAGGCCAGCGGCCGAGCTGGCTCAGCTCGAATGGAGTAGGCCACATCTCGATAACGTCTCTCAGCTCGTCAATTTCTGTATCCATGTCAACGGTTTCGCCAATATCAAGCCATAACTTTTGGGCAAGAGCTGCTTGCTCTTCACGGCGCTCTTCTGGAATTTTGTACAACTGATGCGAAGTGGGGAAAAAGTTACCGTCAATCTGCTGCTCAGTGCGCGGCGGAGGTGCAGTTGTTTGTGGCGCGCGAGTGCTTTTAATCCGATCAGACATCTCTGCAAGAGCAGGGACATCATCTGGTGCCCGGTCGTATCCTTCCCGAGCCCATGCGTAGCCGCCTACGTCAATATTGGCTTGAAGCTGCACGCGCTCCACGCCCATGTTCTTATAATTCGCGAAAGCATGTGCGTTGAATTCTTTCGCAAACCCTTGGCCTTGCACATCAGAATCCATGAGTAAGTATTCGTGCTCGACCATATAAGTGCCGTCTTTGGTCACTTTGAAAATGCGCTTGAACTCGCCGACTTCTCGGCCTTTGCTGTCGTGAATCTCCCCGCCTACGCGCAAACGAGCGTTGCCAAACGCCCACTCGATAGAGGTCACCTTTGTGTTGAACTCACCAAAATTCCCGGTAAATGTGTCTTTGAGCTTCTTAATCACGTCTTTCGGGATCTTCGGTGGAGTAACGGTGTTTTCGTTGACCAGCGGCAGGATGTCGCGCAGCGAAATTTCCGGCTCGGCCGCGACGGAAACCTTTTCCGACACGTCTTTGAGCACTTTGCCTACGTGCTCATCCTTGCGCCGGAAACGCCCTGTGTTGTCCCGCGGATGAACCCGCTCATCTTCTTCGGTCCACAGGGCATAGGTGACCTGACTCGGCACTCCCGAACTGGTAAGCGCGTCGTCTTCGTCATCATCGAAAAGGTATTCCATGGTGCAACGGCAGTTGATGGTGTTGTCTGCACGGCCCATAGGATCCCCTGGGAACTGCAGACCCTCCCCGCCCACCTCGAAGACTTCGTTCAGGCCCACCGTCTGGCCATCGGCCTGGATGTGCGCGAGCCGGGTGCGCTCGTCCTCTGTGGCGAGCCAGCGCTTGCGGCATTCGAAGTTGGTAAAGCCGGACAGCCGCATCTGCGCCAGGGAGCCCGCTTCTGCCGCACGGTGCACTTCGGTACGGGCAATGGTCATTGCACGCCCAGCGGTCACCTGAGAGGCCGCACGGACCCTTGTGGCGAGCTGTCGCATGTCCTCCCCGGCGTCAACCCCGTCTTGCAGCTCTGAGCGGATGCTCATCCACACCAGATCACCGATGTTGCGCAGATTGTTCGCGGCCGTAGCTAGGTAGTCCTGGGCGATGAAGTCAACGACAACAGGGGTATCAGCGGGCAAGGCAGCGTGAGCTTTCGCAGCGCCGTCCATGAACGTGTCCGCGAGGAAAGGTAGCAACTCACCATCCACGAACTTGTCCCAGCTCACGGAGAGCGCTCCAGCGCTATCCATACTCACGGTGGGGCCAAGCATGGACGATGGCAGGTCAGACAAGCTCAGCTCTGCTTCCACAGCAGCGGTGAGCAGTCCGCCCACGTTCATCGCCAGCGGGCGCAACGCCATCTTCACGGCCTTGGAGATCAGACCGTCAAAGGTCCGCTCACGCTCCAGCAATGCGTCCAGGCTCCACGGGCGCAACTTTCGTGCAGTGCGCATCATTAACTCCCCGCGGAGATAGGCTTGCGCTCCGGCCCGCGTGCGGGTTGAGCGGGCATTCCAGGCTTATTTCCGATGCCGGAAGTCGCAGACGGGCCAGCGACAGCGCCCTCCGGCATCGAGTCTGTGAGGATCTTGTTAGCTTCAGCCTGCGCTTCCGCGCCTTCCACGGCCTGGTCCATCGGATCTGGCTTGTCCTCTGGGTACAGCAGGTAGTAGGCCGCGGGCATCTCCGGGATACCGCCGCTGGCGAGCTTGATCAAGATCTGTTCGCGTACTTGCTTTTTGCTTGGTTTGTCTTCCTTATCAAAGCCCAGCGCTTCGCGCCACGCGTCCGTCGTGATGCCCTGCTGGGCATAGGCGAGGTCTGCGTTCTGCGAATTGTCGGGCTGAACAACCAGATCACTCGGGTCATACCAGATCACGCGCCGTGCACCGTCGACATCGATCTTCTCACCAGCTGCTTTGAGCATCGGCCAGAGGTACGCGTCGTTGTGGCCACCGCACAGGATTTCCATGGTCGGCCCGAAATACATCTTGACGTTGTCTTCGGAATCTTTCCAGGCATTCCAGTGGTTCATGTCGCTCTTGCCCTTGAGCGCTTCTGGTGGGCTAGGAAGCATCTGGGATAGGTTGGTAATGGCTGCTTGACGCGCCTCAACCAGCTTCGGATCAACACCATTAGCGAGGATCAAGTGAACGAACTTGTCAATGAACTCAGCAGGGACACGCAACGGGACCGGGACAGCGCTAGCAGGGCTGCCGGGATCTTTGATGCCGCGCGAAGCGATGGCAATCAACTCGGCTATGAATGGGTCAGGAGCGTCTTTGAACTGCGGATTAACCGGGAACGTCACTTCCTGCGGGATGAAGAGAATTCCGTTGAAAACCAGCCGACTCAGTAACGTTGCCACGATGTGCCGGTTCATCAGGTCGATTTCGCGCAGCGTGGTCAGCGCGCCGCGTGACCAACTCGTAACTTCGTAATCCAATTCGTCGTCCGGTTGGTAGATCCGGCTGACCAGCTGGTTGAAAGGGAGTTTCTGCCACTCCAGCGGGCCTGTGCGCAGGTCATAGCCGGTCAGCGGCTCTCCCCACTGGTCCTTGAGCACTCCACCAGCATCCTTGAACGAGATCGTGGAGCGGCGAATCTGTTTCGCGCTCTTGACGTCGAAGATTTCTACGCCGCTACGCTCATCTTCATAACCGAGAAAGAAACCTACGCCAGGGATACCAAGCTGACGACCCCATTTGTAGAGGTATTGCGTTTCGCCGTTTCGCGCGTGACTCACCAGACGATGTACCAGCTGTACCGCAGGATCGTTCTCATCCTCAATCATCTCCGGTTCGCGCTGGCCAGGACGGATAAGCGCCGCAGTCAAGTGCATACGGCTGATTCCCGAGGCGTACCAGTTCATGACGTTGCTGTATTCGCCCACCGCCCGCGAGTAGGCCCAAAGCTCGTCTTGCCAGGTCTTGTACTGGACCGCGTACTGCTCACGCGCTGTACCGCCCAGCATCTGGGCCGACGCAGTAAGCAGATCTGCTTTTACGTGCTCAGGCAACACGATTTCACCCGTATGCACCTTCGGAAGATCCATCGGGCGACGACGCGCTACAGCACGATCCACGGCTTACTCCTCGTGCTTTTTCGTTGTTACCGTAATAAACTTTTCTACGATCGCCCATGTACCGGTAACCGACGATGCGAAAAGCCCCGCGAGCAGCCAAAACATGACGTGAGGCCACGTCCACGTGAGATAGCCCAGCCCAGCGGCGACCCAAATCGAGCTGCACCAGTCGCACTCCCACAAGTAGGCGAGACTCGACATTACGATGTTAGTCTTTTTTCCGTTTATCGAAGTTGACTTATCTTCGTCATCGTCGTACACGCCCCAACGCTGGACAAACGCTTCACGAGGAACCTTGATTATCGGCAGTGCGTCGCGCGTGAAGAACCGCGTCACCCGGTGCGCAGCACCGAAATACAACACGGTAAAGAGAATCAGCTGGCCCAGACTGAAATCCTCGTACGACATGGGAGGATCATACGATATGGAAACGAAAAAACCGCCCACCCCGTTTCTGGGATAGGCGGTTCTCTTTTATCGAGTTACTTATAGAGCAACTGACCGATCAAACGATCAAGGTCCAAGACCTTCTCTTCCTGGTCAGGCGGGACGTGAACGTAAGTCCCCATCAACCACTCCGTAAGAGCGTTTCGCTCCGCAAGCAGGATGTAGCCCTCATTGAAGCCGATGGCGATCACTGCGCGGTTGTCCTTGAGGACCTGGCACATCACGTTGCCTTCGCCCACGACCGGGAAGCCAGTTCCGGTACCCGATCGAAGGGCCGTAAGCAGCAATTCCCTGCCCACGATGAAGTCTTGCGGTCGATCGGTCTGCGAATCCTCGCCCGCTTGGGCGAAAATCGTAGTCGGCTCGCTGTAATACCAGCGCAGCTCAAGCACCGAACGACCGTGATCGTACTGGCAAGTTGCGTCTCCGCAGATGTTACGCACGGGGAACAGAGTCCCCGTGGCGTAGTCCGCGATGGAGAGGTTTTCCATCGTTCTCCCTTTCTTCCTTACATGAAGATTCGCTTGGCCTCTACGTGGCAGTACAGGCAGGTGACGACTTCCTCACCGTCAACCAGTACCGGAAGGATCAGGGTAGCAGCTACAACCTGGCCGCACCCGTCAATGCAACGCTCCAGCTCGCCTGCGTCCGCGGTATGGGAGATTTCGTTTGCCATTGCTTCCTCCTCGTTTCGTTTTCCTCTTCTATTATCGTAACACGATTTCCCGTGAGAAGCAAGGTGATCAGATTTTACGTGGAGAGGATGAGAATCGAACTCATCGCGCCGTTTGGTCCTGCGCCCATTTCTCCCCTTGAAGGCCCGATCGACGTCCAACACGCCGTGTTCCGCGTCATTGCGCCTGTTGGAGGGGCGCTCAGCGTCCCTTATGTCTTCTCACGCGCAGCTCGGGCCAAGACCGCGCGGCCTTCAGCGTCCCTCTCAGGATCCTTATCAGCGTGGATCGGACGGGAATCGAACCCGCATACGGTCTCCGGCTAACGGTCTAGCCGCGTTACCAAATCCCGACCCTTGAACTCGATAAGATCCCTGCCCCACATTCGCGCACTCCCGAGCCGTAGCGCTAAGCGCGGCGGGCCGAGCCTTAAAGCTCGGGTATCCATCTTATCGAGTTGTTTTTATCAGGCCCGGGGGAGATCGTTGAGCGCCCGCACCCGGGCTTTTGTTCAGTTGTCCTTGCTGTTCTTGTCGTTCTTGTCGTTCTTGCCATTTAAGATTTTGTCGACGAAGTAGATAACGACACAGGCCAAGATCACTATTGCACCTTCTACGCTCAATCTACCTCTCCTGTTCTACCTCTTTTGCCTCTTCCTTCTCGTTCTCGTTGTCCTCCCGGCTCGTCTCCTCTTCCTGCGTGGCGTGCTCTGGCATGTAGATTATAACGAACTCAGGATCCTTATCGAATCCGCTTTCCATTGTAGCGCATCCTTCGATAGTAATTCCTTTCGATGTTTGGCCATCGTCAGCACGGGCTTTACCCGTAGACCGTTCTGCCTCCCGGCGATCGGTTTCGGCCTTATA